CAGTGCTTCGAGACCAGGGCGGCCTCGGGGTTGCGCAGGAAGGCGTTGGCCCGCTCCAGCAGCGTCTCGTGGGAGCGGAAGCCCTTGAAGGGCATCAGCCGCCCGTCCCGCACGAAGCCGAAGGTCGAGTAGTCGGAGGTGTTGTCCTGGCCGACGAGCAGCTCGATCAGGGTCGCCCCGGGGGCGAACTTGGCGTCGCTCGGCTGGAGCTTCACCCGGAAGGTGCTGTGGCCCTCCTCGTGCTCGACGGTGTAGATGCCGGGCCACGGGTTGGTGCGCTTCCGAGCGGGAGCCAAGATGGTTTCATCTTCGGCGGTGAAGATGGCGGGCTGGACGGTCTCGACGACCGGGGGACGGCGGGTGAGGTGCTCGGTGACCGGGACGTACTTGCCGTCGGCGATCTGGCGGGCACGGACCTTCTCGGCCTGCGCCACGAGCTGCGGGGTGAGCGGTGCCTTGTTCTCGAAGGCACGCACGAAGAGGACGGCGATCCCGAGCGCACCCTGGCCCTTGGCCCAGGTGTAGAGATCGTCGGTGGAGATGGAGATGGTCGCCTGATTCATCATGCCCCCAGAGTAAGCCAGCGGTAGGCCGCTGTCAAGAAACCTTACTAGGAGGTCTCTCCCAGCGAGGTCACGGCGAAGATCTTCGTGTACACCTGCCCGACGACGTCGAGCGGCTGTTCGAGCGATGCGCTCGCAGCGAGGGCATCAGCGTAGGTGAAGCTCGACTCGATCATCTCACCGGCCGCCCACGAGCCCGAGGTGTTGACGTTGGTCCCGGTGAGCGCGACGCAATCCGAGCGTGGGGCGTCGTAGGAGTTCGTGATGCAGACGTAGAGCTGCGTGAGGGCGTGCGAGCAGCTCCAGGCGATCGTGATCGGCGTCGTGTCGAGCAGGTACTCCCGGAACGGCTGGCGGAGGATCGAGACGTGTGGGACGTCGGCTGCCAGCTCGTAGGTGAGGGATTGCTCGATCGTGCGCCCCGAGAGGAAGCGCAGGCGCACGGTGATCGTCTTCGTCCCTGCCCCGGCCGAGAACACGATCGGCACCCTCGACTGGAACCGCAGGGGGTTGTTGACCGAGTAGGCCGAGCCGATGCGAGGGTGGAAGTTCGGATCGACGTCGCCCCAGATGAACATGTCGGCGATGTCCCGCTGGCCCTTGTAGGCGTCGGGGTGATCGAGGAAGAGCGAGACCTCTCGGTAGCTCCCGCCCGTCGCTCCACCATTGACCTCCAGGGTCATGGCCTCCCGGGGGCGGACGTCGACACGGTACTTCCAGACCCCGCGGGGCAGCGCCGGATCCGGCAGGGCCTTGGAGGGAAGCTCCACGTCAGTCCACCTGCTTCCACCACTTGCGGGTCACGACCGTGCTGATGGTGTACTGACTCACCTGGTACTCGTCGGCGAGCTTCTGCTGCGACACGCCACCACTGGCGTACCTCTCCCTGATCTGCATGACGTCCTCCTCGGAGAGCTTCGAGTTCGGGTGACGCGAACCCATCGAGGTCCTCCCTCGCTCGTCTCGGTCACGGTTGTTGTCGCCGAAGGAGCCGAGTACCCAGTGGTCTTGGTTCTGGCACAGCTTCACATCGCAGGTGTGGCGCACGACGAGTCCTTCACCGATCGGTCCGACGTAGTGCTCGAACCCCCATCGGTGAGCCGAGTACTCGACCCCGTTGTACTTCACGCACCCGTACCCGTTGTTCTTCTTCGGGCCGACCCAGAGGTGGCACCCATTGGGGGTGGTCGTCCGATCGACGTAGCGCTCGTACTGCTCCTGCGGAGAGAGCCCCCGCTGGGGCGTCAGGGTGAAGAGGGGGTCGCCGTGCGCTCTCAGCCTCTCGTAGTGCATCCCGCACATTCCTCGCCCCTTCGCCTTCTTGGTACAGCCCTCGATGATGCAGGTCTTGTTCATCCCGAGGAGTGTATCTCCAAGAACTGCATTTATAGGTGCTATAACGTGACCGTCTCGACTATTTGGATGGTGTCTCCGCTCTTCAGGTCGGCGGTCGCATCGAGCATCGTCTCGAAGCACAGGGTGCCGCCCGAGATGGCGTTGAAGATGCCGATCTTGGCCACCACGACGTTGCGGTCCGCGGTGAAGTTGCGCGTGAGCGTGTAACTCGCCGTGCCGTTGGTGTGGCCGTAGGTGGCCTGGGCTCGCCCCATCGTGCCACCGGTCAGCTCACCGGTCAGCGTGGTACTCGCCGTGCTCGGGGCCGTGGTGTCGGCGGTCAGGCCGATGAAGGTCCCCGAGGCGTACGAGCCCGTGGCGTTCGAGGCGGTGTCGCCCATGATCCGGGCCTGCCAGTCCCGCCCTGCGAATGTCCTTGCCATAGTTCAGTTCTCCTCGGTGGCGGCAGGGGCTTCCTGCTTCGGTGCTGCCGCCTTCTTGGCGACGGACTTCTTCTTGGGGGCGGCGGACTGCGACGGGGATACGTTCGCCCCCCACGAGATCGGGCGAGACGAGGTCTTGCTGATCTGGTAGTGCTCGCACAGGTACGCCTGGAGCGTCGGGTCGTCCGACTCGATCCAGACCGGCTTGGTGCCGGGCTCCATGTGCGCCGGGAGGGTGGCGGCAACGATCTGCACGGCCTCGATGACCGAGTGGTCGTCGGGGATGATGAACGTCGTCACCCGCTGCCCCGTGAGGGGCCGGTACTGGAGAGGGCTCTCCTCGTCCTCGCGGTATCCCTCGATGGCTGTTGCGTTGCCGATCTCGACCTTCACGTTCCACTCTCCTCTGCGAATTGGGTGCCACAGGTGGGGCGCAAGGATCGTACCTCACACCCCACCCGGGCGATCAGGAAGCGGTCAGCCGATGCCCTTGGTGGGGGCGAGCTTGCCGGGGATCTCGATCGGCTTGTAGACGCCGTAGTAGGTCGAGATCGAGATGACGAGACCGAGCACGAAGTTGGTCAGCATCTCCGAGGAGAACACCGCCTGACCGACGTCGTTCATGGCATTGGCGATCAACGACACGGCGGCCGTGACGATGATGTTGGCGATCGTCTTCACCTGGGCGCTGGCGGCGCTCTTGGTGATGATGCCGACGAGGAGCGGGATGAAGACACTCACCAAGATGGTGAGCTGGATCGGGTCGAGTGTGAACATGTGTGGGGGTCCCTCCGTGTGTTGCTGGCTGAGCCGTCACCAGTAGGTGTTGGCCTGGGCAGTCCTGGTGACCACCCATGTGGATCCGGTCTGGACCCAGTCCTTGTAGGAGATGAAGACGTCGGAGACGACGGCTTTCCAGTTCGCCCCATCGTTGATGAGCCGAGTGATGGCGACGTTGAAGAACTGGTAGTTCGAGAGCACCAGAGCGAAGGACTCGGCGTCGCAGACCTTGACGTAGGTCGTGTATCCCTCGTAGGACTCCGCCAGGTAGTCGTGGTAGATCTGGGCGGCATCGAACGGGAACCCGCTCGATGCGATGCCTGCCGTGGCCGGGAAGATCGGTCCGTCCCAGGAGTTGTCGACGTGCTGGGCACCCAAGTAGTACTTGTGGTTCGCCTCACCATTGATCGTCACCGAGACGAGCTTGCGGTTGCCACCCGGGCTGTAGAAGCGGAAGCACTCCCAGTACACCGGACCCTCTGACCCGAAGGTGCCAGCAGAGCGCCACTGCGTTCCCGAGCCGGTGTCGTAGAGGTTCGACGTCGGGTATCCAGGAGCCGCCGTCGACGCCCCGGCATCACCTGGGCGAATCGTCGACACCGACGAACTCCAGCCGTAGATCGCCTGGTTGTAGCCCAGCTCGCTGTGACCGATCCACGGCTTCAACACGGCCGATGAGGTCGAGCCACCGGTCGAGTTGGCGATGACGTAGAGCTGGTACTTGAGGTCCTCGGCGACGGTGAACGTGGCGTTCATCAGCCCAGTGGTCTGCGAGCTGATCAAGGTGCCCGCCTGGTTGCGCAGCTCGACCGTGTAGTTGTTCGCCGTGCCGAAGGCGGGAGCTGCCCACGAGACGGTCAGGGACGTGTACGACCACGCCGCCACGCCGAAGCTCTGTGGGGCCGAGCACTTGATCGACGAGGGGTTCACCTGCGTCGTGACCCCGGGGTTGCCACTGGTGTCGTACGGGGTGAGCTGGATGTAGACGTTCGAGGTGATCGAGCCCGTGTTGAAGGTCGCCACCCCCGCCGCCGACGCAGCTCCGTAGACGTCGTCGGTCTCGACCGGAGAACCGGGAGCACCGATGAACCAGGTGACCCGCATGAACGACATGTCGGCGTCGGCAGGGTTGGTCCAGTTCACCTGGACGTTGGTGCCCGAGCCCGAGGTGAACTGGGCGGAGATCCCCGAGGCCGCAGCGGGACCTGCCTGGTCGCTCTGGTAGAAGGTCCGCCACGTCCCGCCGACACGGACGTAGGCCGTCTGGACGTTGCGCCAGGTACCCGAGACGCGAGTCAGCATCCCGGCCGCGGCGATGTCCCTCCAGGTGCCCCCGACCTTGGTGCTCATGGGCATGGCGTTGCTCCGATCATGTGTACTTCAGAGGCGACTCCTTCGTCGCCGCTGCTCTTCCGCCTTGCACGCGAGACACAGCCGAATCGGGTAGCGATCATTCGATCCCGCCTTCTTCTTGAAGATGACCTTCCCGTGTTCAGAGAAGAGATGTCCGTTCGAGCATCGGTCACGAGCGCCCCAGTAGCCGCGGCCCTTTGATGCCATGTCTGCCTGGTTGTCGGCAACGCTTCCGACCGTGAGGTGCGACGGGCGGACACAGCACGGGTTATCGCACGAGTGCATGACGACCCGGCCAGCAGGGATCGGACCGACGGCGAAGAGGTACATGAGGCGATGGGCAAGCTGTGTCCGAACCAGTCGCTGAGTTCCCCAGCGTCCGTACCCCTTGCGATCTTTCGCCCCAGTCCACTCCCAGCATCCATCATCAACGATGCGTACGCGAGACCAATACCCGTCGATGAACGGGTATCCGCGCCCTCTGTATCGAGCCATGAGGGAGATGTTACTCTACACATAGCGTAGCCACACGTCACCGTCCGCTCCGCCCGAGGGCGAACCGGTCGAGACGTAGACGCGCCCGACACCATGGGTGATCGGCTGCCAGGCGGCGGCGAGGTAGCTGAGGAGGCGGTTGTTGTCCGTGGTGGCCACGACCTGACCCGTGGTGGGCGAGCCCGGCAGGGTGCCGGTCGTGACGCGCTGCACGACGTTCTGCTGCATCGAGGTGTCGAGTTTGGCGAAGGTCACCGAACTGCTGGCGAGGGAGCCCGATCCGATGAGTGACCACTTCGCCCCGGCCGACTGCCCCGAGTCCGCCATGAACACGGTGTCGTTCGCCCCGACGGCGAGGTTGGCCGGAGTGGATGCTGCCGTGGCAACCATGATCGAGCCCTTGGCCGTGTACAGGCTTCGCAGGAGGTACTGCGTGTGGTCGTTGCGGCCCGTGTCGTAGACGTGAGCGTTCGCATCGACGTAGTCGGCCGCCGTGGTGGTGTGCTCGACGATCGCTGCCGAGGCGTGCGCCTTGCCGGTCGTGCCGTCCCAGCCGCGGGTGACCGTGAACGTGGTCCCCGTCAGAGCGGTGCAGAGCACGACCTCTTCGTTGACCGTGCCACGCTCCAGGGCGATGGTGAACGGGGCGGCCGGGTAGCCCGAGGTCGATGAGACGGTGAGCGTGACGGCCGACGAGTTGACGCCACTGCTGAGGGTCAGCAGAGGCGCACCGTTGACGAAGTTCCTGAGTGCTATCGGACTACCTCCTTGTGAGTGCGAGCGCCCTTGCGGACGTTGCACGGCGTACAGGCCGGGCGGATGTTGCTCGCCCACCCAGTGCCTCCACGAGCAACTGGGATGACATGGTCCAGGCACTCCCAGGGAGCACCGCACATCCAGCACTTCGAGCCGAAGTAGAGGATGCGAGCCATGATCTGGTCAACGGTGGCGGAGCCCCCGTTGCCCTTCTTGCGGATCCTTCGCCGCTGCTCGTTGACCCGATGGACCATCAGGGCTCGCTCGCGGTTCTCGATTCTCCAGCGCTTGTTGTTCTCGGCCACTCGGTCCTTGTTGGCCTCGTACCAGCGCCGGTCGGTCAACCTCTTCTGCTCCGGGTTCGCTGCTCGCCAGCGTGCATTGTTTGCCCGAGCAGCGTCTGGGTTCAGGGCAGCCCATTTCTTCGCCCTCTTGCGGGCGACTTCGAGATCGGTCCGCGACCTGATATACGCACGACGGCAGTCCAGGCACCACGAGTGCATCCCATCCACGCACTGACCCTTGCCGAAGAACTCGACCGTGCGCGGAAGAGACTTCGCACACCGTGGGCACTGCTTGGTCTTCACCTCCGTCAGCATCATCGTGTCTCCCTTACCAGAGCAGTTCCGTGTCGAGTTCTTCGCCGCCGTCAGCGACTTCGTACTCGTAGTGCGTTCCCTCGATGGAGAGACGGTCGGTGTTCCGAGCGCCCCGGTTGTCCTCCGCCCCTTCGTGGATCAGCTCGTGCTGCTCCTCGATGGAGAAGGTCTTCAGCGCCATCTTCGCCAGCACCGCCTGGGCGGCCATGGCGATGTCGTCGTCGCCACCCTGGGCAGGCTCGTCCATGAGCCAGGCGACCCGTGGATCGACGCCACCGAAGTTCTGGATGCCAGCGGGATCGACCTCGGGGATCGACTCCTCCTCGAACATGTCCTCGGGGCGACTGCGCGGCGTGAGGCTGTTCGGGGTGTGCATCTCCGAGCCGAACAGGACCGGCTCCATCTCGTCGAACGACCCCAGCGCCTCGGGAAGGGCGGGCTGCGGCTCCTCGTGGAGGATCGCCTCTGCTTCGGCCTCGACGTCGAGAGAGGCGTCCTTGACCATCTCCCAGTCGGTGTCGTCGACCTCTGGGCGCGTCAGGGGCGAGTCCTCGACGTGGTCGGGGTTGAACCAGCCGATCCCCATCGTCTCCAGGGGGAGCAGCTCGGCGTTCACCGTCCAGCTCTCGTGGGGCACCGTCACCAGGAAGGCGACGTAGTCCCCGTTGGGCAGCTCTCCCTCGATGCGGTAGCCCTCTGGGAGGGTCAGGCCCGTCTCCTCGCCGAACTCGCGCACAGCGGCGTCCCACGGGCTCTCGCCGTCCTCGATCGAGCCGCCCGGGAACTCCCACGCCCCCGAGGTCTTCTCGTCGTCGGCGTGGTACGGGGTGCGCTGGGTCATCAGCACCCGGCCGGAGTCCGCAGCCTTGATCACGAGCCCAGCGTGGGTGTACTCGGTCTGTGCAGACGCACCGACCGCCTTCGACCACGCCTTGCCGTCATCGGTGAGAGCGTGGCTGTGATGCACCCTCGGCTCTACCTGCTTGGCCAGCTCGAACATCTTGGTGGCGATGCCCTGGCGCTGGTAGCGCTCCAGGACGTCGATCGACTCGATCATCCCGAGGGGGAGCGTCGACTTCGACCAGATCAGCGTGCCGACGAGCTTCGAGTCCCCGAGCCATGCCTCGACGCCGTTGTCGCCGAGCATCGACTTGCGGCGGTAGACGATCTCACCCTCACGGGCGAGCACCTCGCCGTCGGGGCGGGGCTCGAACATGGCCGTCTTGGTCTCGCCGATGATCGCCTCTCCGGCGGGGTCGGTGAGGTCGAAATAGGTCCACTCGCCAGCGTGGGCGGCGACGATCGAGTCGAACACGAGCGGAGTGCCAGCACCGGACTCGGAGGGGAGCACGGTGATCGGCTCGTCGGCGTACCCGGCGGTCATGTGCGGGGTGAAGCCGTGGTCGGTCGCCACCGGCAGCCCGGCAGCGGTCAGGCCTTCGAGCACCATCATCCGCAGCACGTCGAGGCCGGGGACGTCCACCGAGGACCACAGCACCTTCTCGTCACCGTTGTCGAACGTGCCCCAGCCGCTGGCCTTGCCGACGAGCCGATCGGCGGCGGCAGCGATGCCTTGGACGGCGGCGTGGAACTTCGCCTTGTCGATGTCGGCTGCCTTGCCGAGGTAGGCCAGGGTGAGGTGGACCTCCTCGGCTGGTTCGGGGCGGACACCGTTCACCTCGGCAGCCGCCAGCGAGATCGAGGCAGCCACCTCGGCGCTCGGCACGAGGGCAACCATCACGCCGGAGTGCGCAGCCGTCTTCTTGGCCGCTGCGAAGTCCATCGGGCTGAAGCCGGTCTGGAGCGTGACGCCCATGTACTCCTTCATCAGCCGTGCGTGCTCGGCAGCGAAGTCGCCGCCATGCGAAGCCGATGAACGAGACTTGCCCGAGCGCTGAAGGACGTGGGCGATCTCGTGAAGGGCGACGAACTCGTTACGCATCGCACTTCCGAAGAACAGCACCCACTTGCCATCGTCGCCGAACTGCTGCGCTGACGCCTCCCAGGACGGGGAGCCCTCCCACGAGACCGAGAGTCGAGGCAGTCCTTCTGCCCGGGCCACCGTGTTGACGTAGCGCTCCATCGCCTCGGCCGAGGAGAAGATCTGCCCCTTGGGCATCCCGTTGTCGAGCAGCGAGCGCTGACGGCTGTAGTACCCCTCGTCACCCTTGGTGCGCGACGTGGGACCGTTGTAGCGGTACTCGGAGATGGACCCCTCGTCGACGTCGTCGGCGTACAGCGAGCCGGTGATTCCCCGGGTCGGGTGGAACGTCGGGTACATGATCTGCCGACGGGACAGCGGGCGACCGTTCGCCCACGGGGTGCCCTCTTCGTCGAAGCCGTCGACGACCACGATCTCTCCCGAGACCTGGGCGTAGAACGGAGGAACGTCGAGGAGCGAGCGCCCTTCGGTCAGCCGCGCCACCGAGACGAGAGCCGCCTCGCCAACTTCGTCGTCCCGAAGGTTCGCCACGGCGAGGCCGAGCGAAAGAACCTGGGGGTCCAGATATAGCTGGACAGCGGCTCGCGCTTCCAGGGCGTCACGCTGTGCCGTGACGGCGGAGAGATGACCCTGCACACTTGCGGCGACGTCGAGTCGCCAGGGCCGGGGCTTGGACTTGGGGTTCTCCAGTGCGGGCTGCTCGGTTCGCCACTCGGGATCTGCGACATCTTCGGTGATCTCCCCTCCGAACATCTTGCGGGCCTGCATCTCGAACAGGAGAGCCGTGATGTGCGCACAGGCCCGCCCTTCCAGCTTCTTCCATGGGCCACTCCTGGCCCAGCGGTACGTCTCCCACGGGCACGAGCAGGTGGCGAGAGCGACCTGGTTCGAGCCGGGGACGGTGGTGACCGTAGCCGTGTAGAGGCCCGTGTCCCCACGGACTTCTCCGGTGACCGAGTTGTCGAGCGAGGAGATGATGCGGACGCCACCGCTCTGGCGGATGCGCTTGGCCTTCTCCCGCACGTCCACCCAGGACGACTCGGCCTTGCGCGTGATCGAGACCGGCGTCTCGGTGATCGAGGACGTGCGCTGGCCACCCTGGCTCCAGGCCACGGTGGCGTCGGGGTACATGACGACCTCGCCGGACTTCGGCCCGGGCTCGGAGACCTTGCACTGGTGCTTCTGGGCGTCCCAGGTCTTCCACGGGCACTCGCCCCGGTTGTACGGGATCCAGACGGCGTAGCCAGCCTCTTCGGAGCCGCGCTCGTCGAAGTCCTTCGGGAAGTAGCACTCGCCCTTGCGCCGGAAGCGGCACCACGAGTCCGAGTCGATCTTGTGGATGTCGTCGTAGTCACGGATCTGCCGGTTCGGCGGGACGGCGTCGTTGTAGCGATCGAGCGACGGGCCGACGACCTTGCGCCACCACCACGGCTGCTTCTCGTCGTTCAGGCTGTCCTTGATCGGGTTGGAGCGGCGCTCCTTCAGCCACACCGGCTCGTTCACCGCTGCCGTCTTCGGGCTGAAGCGCTCGATCGCCTCCAGGTGCTGGGGCGAGCCGGTGCCGTACATGATCTCGGCGGCGTGGACGCGGTCGATCTGGCCCCCGGTGTCGGTGGGGTACGTCTTCGACCCGAGCATCATCCGGCGAGGCATTCCCTGGACAGGCTCGGCCTCGATCAGGTCGGGGCGTTCCCACAGGATTTCCCCAAGCTGGTCGTAGTCATCCGCTGCTGTGCGCAGGCCCTGCGAGCGAAGCTCCTCGGGCGTCATCAACGGCAGAGGGGAGCGGGCTCCCGTATGAGCCGACTTGGTGATCGTGACCGTGAGGCGGGCCGCCGTCAGGCGTCGCCGTACTCCGGGATCAGCTCCTCGATCGGGAACGACTCCATCGAGGCCGCCGATTCGATGGCGGCGATCTCCTCGGGCGTGAGGATCTCGTCCTCCTCGGCGGTCTTCTCGAACGGGCTCATGAGCTGAGGATACCTCGATGGGGGCCTTCTGTCGATCCCTCTCGGTGATGCAGTCCGGGCAGAGCATCGTGTGGCCCTGGCGACCACCGGAGCGGCTCTTCGAGGCGGGGGCTCCGCAGACGTCGCAGGCCATCGGGACCTGGCTGTAGCGGCGAGCCTCGACGGTGAACTCGTCGGTGAGGATCTCCAGCACCTGCTCGCCCGAGTACTCCCCCTCGCCGAGGCCGTTGTCGAGGGTGATGAAGTAGCTCTCCCCACCAGCGACCGGGCCGGGGTACACATCGGCCACCACGCCGGGGCCGTCGACCGTCATGACGTGGTCCCCAGCCTGGGCGAACGAGTAGAGGCTCTGGTCCGTACCTGCGAGCCGCTGGGCGGCAATGGTCTCGTGCTGACGGGCGTAGCGGCGCATCATCTACCTCACCTCTTAGGTCGCCGTCGGCAGACCGATGACAGGATCAGACCGTCTCGCCCTCTGGGGCGGAGGGGTTCCACTCGGGAGCCATGAACCACGCCTCGATCGCACGACGGTTGGCGAGGTGGCGCGTGTGGTAGGACCCGATCACGGGGACCATCTCCTCGATGTCCTCGCCACCCTCCTCTTCCGAGGCGACGATGCGGCTGATCATCTGGATCCGGTCGTCGTCCTCCACGGGGCGGGAGGCGACACGGCGCATCGGGTCGAACAGCGAGGTGTCGTCGAGAGCGGACGCCTTGGGCATGTCCGCCCGCATCTCGTCGCTCTCGGGCACACGGTTGGTCGGCTGCTGCTCGGTCACCATCAGCGCCCGGTTCATCGGCATCGGGGTCACGTTGGACTCGCCTCCCTGGCCCTCGGCCTTCTCCTGCGCCAGGATGTCTTCCTGGGTGGGCACGAGCGCCACCATCGGAGCGGGCTCGGTGTAGCCAATCGTCGGCAAGGGCTGCTCCCCATCGAGGGGAAGCTCTCCCTGCGTGCCCGCACCGGTCTGATCGCCACCGGGGTGGATGACCTTCGGCTCGAAGTCGGCCTTCAGGTCGTCCGGGATCGGCAGGTTCTTCTTGCGCAGGGCGAGGTAGGTCTCTCGACGAGTCTCCTGGGCGGCCACAGCCTGAGCGACCTGCTCGCGCTTGGTCGCCTCCATCTCCTCTTCGAGGTCGACGGGAACGTTGACGAGGCGGGTGCGCATCGAGATCGGCACCCCGGCCTCGCGCAGCCCTTCGAGGAGAGCGTGGAGGTTCTCCTCGTCCTTGAGGTTCATCGAGCGGATGCGCAGGTCCGGCAGGAGGAGCTTGGGCTGGCGCACGATGCGCTGCTCGCCGGACTCGGGGTTGGTCTCGACGACCTCTTCCATGACCGGGACGGCACGGCCGCCCTTCATCTCGAAGTCGTAGTGGCCCTGGGCTTCGGCGACGACCTCGGCACGGCGACGCACGAAGCGCTTGATCCGCTTCTGGAACGTCGACAGGAGCTGGGTGAGCAGGTCCCGGTTCATGGCGTCGGCGGCGTACGTCTCGCCCGAGCTTGCGCCCGAGAGCATGGTCTTGCTCATGCCGAACGCCTGGAGCATCCGCTCCTGGAGCCGCTCGAAGTCGGGGTTCAGGTCGGGCATGTTCTCCCGGCCGAAGACGTTCTCGATCGACACGGCGAAGTGGTGCGTGATCAGTCGGAAGTCGGCGGCCAGGGCAGCGTTCATGTCCGTGGCGAAGGCGTCGAGGTCAGCCGAGGTCGGAACCCACGGAGCGTCGGTACCGAGGTCCGAGGCGCTCGCACCGATCTTGGCCAGGATCAGCGGGGTGTAGAGCCGCGAGGCGATGGCGTCCTGGGCGGCGTTGAGCATCTCCTCCTGGACGAGGGGACGGAAGGCGCGCAGCAGGATCGGCACGCCGCGCTCGTGGAAGAAGTCGCCCCGGTGCTTCACCTGGCTCATCACCATGTTGCTCACCGGGATCCACACGCGAGGATCGTCACGCTCTTCGGTGGAGGCGAAGTCGGCGCTGGTGGCATAGCGAGCCAGCTCGGGGTACTTCGTCATCAGCTCGCGGTACTCGTACTCCGGCCTGCGATCGTTGATGATCTTGCGGATGTGGGCCGGGAGCTTCATCTCGAAGCGGGGCTCCTTCAGGAACGGGGAGCGCACCACCTTCACGTCCTCGGGGAGCATCAGCTCGTCGGCCTCCCAGGTGCCGAGCAGCTCGTTGAAGCTGCCGAGCGGGAATGCCTCGCCGACCTTCCAGTACTCCTTGCCGACGTCGATGAGGTAGTCCTCGTAGCCGAGGTCGTCAAGGAAGAGCTGGTTGTAGAAGTCCGCCAGGTCATCCGACTTCGGGCACACCAGCTCCATGCCCACCAGCGGGTAGGTCGAGAAGACGTCGATGACCGAGCCGATCACCGGATGGGTGAGGTACAGGATCCGGCAGAACTCCCGGACCTTGGCCAGCTCGTCGTGCTTCCAGATGTCGTACGGCAGGTTCGAGTTCCGCCAGTAGAACATCGGGTCCGTGGGGCGCTCG